TATCAAATTTAGTAAAAGTACGACCATTTCTTGCAAGGATTTGAGTTTGTTGTTGTTCTCTGATAATCTCTTGAGCGCGCTGTTCAGCTAATGCATTGATTTGTGATTGTAATGCAGCATTAGTATTAATTACATTCAATGAGCTAGCCGGTGCTGCTAGAGACAAATTATCTGATATGCCATCTGCAGGAATTATCTGACTTACTTTAGGTAATTGTTTTAATTGTTGTATATTCATTTCAAATCCTTATGTGTTAACGGTTGCTGCTTTAACTGTTAAATTAATAGTTGTGCTACCACCCGTTTCATTACCTATAATAGTTACTGTAGCAGTTTGATCCGTTACTTGTCGTTTTGCAATCACTTCAAATGTTCTACCAGTTACTGCAACACTTTGTGCATCTTCATTATCGCCGATAAAACGAGGTGCTGTTGGTAAGACTGATGTTCGAATATCACCGCCTGGAGCTACTCTAAGATCAGCGACGTCTGAATTTGAAAGAATTGCTGTATATCCTAATGTAGCATTTCCACCAGTAAAGTTAGATGTATTTGGACTAATTACTGCAACGTCGCCCTCCGCACTTAAAGTAATTGATGTATTACCTACATTAACTACAGGTATTTTTGTAGTTTTCTTCGGAAGTGTAATAAGTTTATATTTCAACATTTGCGTTTCGTCTGGTATAGCTTCTACTATAGGCATATTTTCAATGATTGTGCCGTAATATTCTGTACCAAGCGGATGATCTGGATTCCACAAATCATAATCAATTTCATCATCTGCTAATGCAAATTGAGTAATATTAAAATTGTTACGACCTCTTGCAAGTAATTCTCTACCCTTTTTAGTAAGAATTGCATCTACTGTTACTGTACTATTATTTAAATATCCCATTGCTTTATTCGCCTTTTATTTCATATAAATATTTTCATTGTAAAAAATAACGATTATTGTCCTGATATTGTAAAACTACCATTTTCTCCTGGAGATTGATATATCAATTGATTTGGATTTGCTGTTCTAGTTTCAACTACTGGGCCTCCATCTATTGTGTCTGGACTTTCAATATTAAATCCTCTAGAAGTCATTTTGCTTCCATTATAGAATGCATTCTCTGCTCCAGTGCCGATAAAGTCTTGAATTTGTGCTGGTCCGTTAATATCAATACCTCTTACTGGATTGCCATTTACATCAGTTGTTAGTATATCCGATCCAGATACAACAATATACCCAATTGGGGTGTCCCCGTATATAAATGAAGATGTATATGAAAAGAATATGTTTATATTTTTGACACGTGCTTTTGCTACAAGAGCATTTGCTTGATATACATTAGTAATAATCCGCGGCTGAATACCGAATTCTATAACGTCACCTTCATCTACAAATGCTTGTAAATCTCCGATAATAACACCATCTGCTCCAGTTTCTAAACCATACGATGCACTTAATCCGGGTGTTAAAGTTGGGTCATCCCCATAACGAACCCGTTCCCATGACAGACTTCCTGTACGATATGCAGTCACTACATTTCCATCAATAGTAATAATATGATCGTTAGCTGACTGCGGGGCCGATGCTCCCAGTACTTCGTCGTCTTGAATTTCACTACCGGTAATAAACCATTTTTCCCATTCTATCTGAATACCTGTATATTCATTGAAACTTGAACTATATGTAGCAGCTATTGATGCTGATATGCTACTTGATAAACTCAATTGTAATACCGATGCAGATGCAATCAAGTCGACTTGTAATGCCCTTACCTCGTCTGATACCGTAGCATATTCTAAATCAGACAGTCTAGTGTCAAACACAGAATCATAACTAAAATACCATTCTGCATATGGATATTGTGCTGCAGAAGATGATGCAATGGAAATAGTGCCTGTTGAATAACTTGCGGTACCGATATAATCTATCTGCCAATCTGTTGCTGCAATAGAACCAGAAGATGAAAGTGTTCTGTCAATAGTAAAATTTGTGTCTGATTCTTTACTTACAATATTGTATGTACCATCGATTTCAGAAATTCCTGTTCTGGATAAAGTAACAGAGCCTGAATTGTCAATTGGTGCAGTTAATATTGCTGAAGATGCTGTTACGCCTGTACTCCCAATATATTGAGTCTCTATTGTTGATGGGAAGCTAAGTGTTGCAGGATTACCTGCAGACATTGATACTGCATTTAATGTAACATCATCAAGTAATGTAATCGTATAGTTCGGCCCGTCGAGAGACCATGATATATCAGCACTACCAATCGGAGCACCCTCAAATACAAATATACCTGTTGGATCCTCTGATTCATCTTGTATCTGTGTAAAAATTTGTACATCTGTAGCATTACTCTCAATATACTCGGTTCCAATTCGAAATGTATTCGTATCTTCATATGAAGCAGTCGTTGTACCAAAACTACCAGAAACATTAATACTACTACCAGTATATCCAAATGTTAATGTGGCAGATTCATCTAATAAACTAGAAGAAACTTCATAATCCAATTGATATGATTGAGATATTGCTAAAGTTGATGTTTCTAATTGCAATGTAACGTTATCAACGCGCGTTTCAACAGCAATTGGGTCTACACCATTTATAGAAATAGTTGCTACATCAAATGCAGGAAAACTGCCGCCATGCAATAATGCTGTATTGCTGCTATTAAAAGACGTAACAGCTGATGATGCCGTAGTCTGATAATTGAAACTAGCAGTTGCTGCAAAATTGATATGCCCATTTGGCGGTGAAGCCGCTGAAGGATCATCAAGTGTTACTAGTTTAAATGTGTCACTACTGAAATATACTCCGGGATCTATTGTATTAAATTCAAATTTCCAATGTGCAACAACTGCATCTGATCCGCTGTAACTTCCATTTCGTTCTAGAGCCTCTAACAAACTACCAGTAGTTAATGGCTCTGGGAAAAACATGTTGATTGGTGTTGAGTTATACGTTCCGGAGCCCGGCAAAGCAGCTCGGCCGGTCCAAAACGGTATAGATCCGGTTGAGAATGTTAATGGCGGGCCGATGCTTGCAGTTCCTATAAATAAAGATGCTGTAATCGAATTAATATTATTATTAGTTCCTTCCGGGAGTAATCTCAATGGTAACCATAGACTTGAAGAATACTCTTGAATTGAATCAACTTGTATCGTTTCCCAACGTTTCAATCCTTCGTACAAATCGCCCCAAAGTGTTGATCCACCGCTAGCAGTAGGGTGTCCCGAACCACTATTAATTAATTCATATATATCAATGGTTTCTGAACTTATGCTTTCACCCGAAGGTAACGTAATTTCAAAGAGATGTGATGTTCCCGGAGCGTTGACAGTGCTTACTTCACTTTCGTTGCTTGTGCCCAATATAACAGGAACACTATCTGAGCCACCTGTTAATTGATATGCGCCACTCCCTGAGTCTGGAGCAGCATAATCATGATACCACGTATCTAATAAATCTCGTGACGAACTTGAAAACGTAAAATTGGTAGAATTAGAACCCGTATGTGCAACACCTTCAAATACAACATCAGACCCAGAATCAGCTACAGATGACGTGCTTGTTAAAACTGCAGTTTCATTATACAATGATTTGCGGTATTCAACATAACTAAGACTTTCTCTTGTTTCTGACAACGTTGCGCCAGTTACTGGCAAGAATACTGCCTGCGACATCCATGTAGGTGTTGATCCTGTAATATACTGTGATCCACTTAATACTGCATATTGATACGAATATGTTGTCCCAGCATATCGTTCATCTGATGATTTCGTTAGATATGCTTGCCATTGATCATCATCTTGTGCTGTTATTGTTGCAACTGCACCTTCAATACCACCTAAATACACCGGATAGCTACCTGTTACAATCGTAGTTTCTTGAACATTGATATCCGTATTATATCCTGCATTTTGTTTGTTTACGCGAGGTAAAAATGAATCTTTATTTCTTTCTAGAATATTAGGTTGGATCAATAATCCAGTTATTTTATCAGCACGAGCCGGCAACAATTGATCTAACTGCTTAAAGAATGACAGATCAAACAATGTAAATATTTTGATGTATGCATTTAAGTCATTCTTAGTTTCATATTTCTTCCAATATGATTGTGCAGCTTCAATTAAATCTGGGTATGACCGTTCATATTGCTGGCCAGGATCGCCAATATATGAATCTAATTCAGTAAATCCAAGTTGTGCAATTATATCCTCATCAATCATTGTTTGTGGAGAAAAATATACTCCTAAACGATTTGAATCTAATGGAGCTTTATCAAATTGGCTTCTTTCTGCTCTAGATTTAACATCCAATGTTCCGACAAGTTCATTATCTTCTAATCTAATCTTGTTGTCGTCAAATGTTCCAGCAGCCAAAGAAATTCCATCATAATAATATGTCTCTTCAACCGAGTCATATGGTTCTGCATTTCTCCCCCAACTTGCAAATGAAGCTGATATTCCTGATAGATTAGGTTCAACACCTGACATTGTCACACCCCTTGTGAGAGTCGTTTTTTCTGTTAGTGGCAAACGGAATACTAATTCATCATATGCATCAACGTTGCCATCATATGCAGCTGGTGCTTTTGTATGATTATTAAATGGAGTATCTTGTAAGCTAGATGACCATAATCTCAATTCTTGAAGTTGTCCTTCTAGACGTGCGCCGCCGCTACCACCACCGAGTCTTACTGTGCCTGTTGATGCAAATGATGCTATTGCAGAAGCAGATACTGCTGCTACAATTTTTCCATATTTTGATTTTTTAGCAACAACTTCTAATGAACCATTACTACCACTTCTTAATAATACATTCAACCATCCACCATCAAACATTTCAATATCAGCTGAACTCGTACCATTAATTTGAATACTACCTAATGTTCCTCTTGTAAAATCTAAAGTAACATCATTTGAATTTGAAAATTCCTGACTCGATGATACTACAGATATTGTTCCTTCAGAATAACTTCCTGTATCAATGAAATCTATCTGCCAATCTGTTGCTGCAATAGAACCAGATGATGAAAGTGTTTCGTCAATAGTAAAATGTGTGCTTGATTCTTTACTTACAATTGTATATGTTCCGTCAATACCGGTACTATTTGATAAAGTAACTGATCCTGAGTTATCAATTGGGCTAGTTAATATTTCTGCAGATGCCGTTACGCCTGTACTTCCAATGTAATGCGTTTCTTCTATTTGATTAAGCGTAAGTGTTTCTGGATTACCTGCAGACATTGATACTGCATTTAATCTAGCCCCATCAAGTAATGTAATCCTATATAACGGCTCATCAAAAGACCATGATATATTAGCACTTTCAACTGGTGAACCTTCAATCGTAAATATACCTGTTGCTTCTAAATCAGATATTGTTGTAAATATCTCTGGGTTTATAGCATTACTGTCAATTAATTCGCGCCCAATTCGAAATGTTTCTGTATCTACATATGAAGCAGTCGTTGTACTAAAACTACCAGAAACATTAATACTATCAGTATATCCAAATGTTAATGTGGCAGATTCATCAAATAAACTAGCAGAAGCTTCATAATCTAATTGATATGATTGAGATATTACAAAACTCGATGTTGATAAATATAGAGTAACATTATCAACTCGAGTATCGACATCAATTGATGCTGAGCCATCTATAGAAATAGTTGCTACATCAAATGCAGGAAAAGTTCCTCCATGTAATGATGCAGTATCACCCGGGTGATATACGTAATATACATCTTTTGAATCTACTGAAAATAAATTCATTGTGCTAGGCAATGCTGGATTAGTCAATACATTATCAGTTCGGAAACGAAGTTCTACTGAATTAATTGGTTGATCATAATCAACAGTTACTGTCCCTGCAGGATATTGAATTAAATCTAATGCATAATCAAAATTCAATTTTTCATAAACTGGTGGACGTTCGATTCTCGGCCCGCCATATTCATTGATTGATATCATGCTCTGCGGTATTCCATAACATGATAACAATGCTTTTACGCTTCTTTTAGTACCTTTTGATTTTAACAGTCCTGGTAAGTTGTTAACAATGCGCCGCCATACGTGGTACGTCATATCCTTGCCTGGTAACGATGCATCACCTACCGTATTAGAACCAGTAATCGGAATTCCTGCTTCGTTAGTACCTAAAACATATTCCCAAAGATCTTTGTATTGATTACCATCCGTTAGCGACCATCCAAACTGTTTTGCTACAGAATAAAGTAATTCATTTGGAACACCGTATTTAGGATGTTCATCTCTAGAATATATTTTAGAAACATTGCGGATATATGTATAAATGATATCATAATGTTGTCCTAACATATGAATAAACGTTTCTAAACCTTCATTGTCCGGATTAGTTCGTAAATATAACGGAACGCCGTTAATCAAAGAATTATAATTTGCTCTATCATATATATCTGCATTATCTAACAATGTTGAATACCATTCTTGAGCAATACTTGATGTGCTGCTATACAATGTATGCGGACGAGATGTTGTTGTCTTAGGCCATGGATCAATATAACTACCGGTTATATATGAAACATTGGGGTCTGCTAATGGTAGATCATATGTGAATGGTGTTGATGATGATTCAAAATAAAGATACTTTTCAAATTCATCAAATCCACCAATTAATGAATTTTTAAGATTTGTAAATTCTTGGATATTAGTAATAGCAGTACTGCCTGATATAGAACCTA